CCGGCATACTGTGATAAGTCATGTGCTCAACAGGCCAGCGGCCTGTGCCATCCCAGTCTTTACCTTTGTCTTTATAAAGCACCTGATCACCCGTTGTAATCATGTGCGTACCGTTACGGTCCCAGTACTCCAGAATCTCATACCGCTCGACTTTGTAGGTAGAGGTCTGGTTATAATCTAATAAATATGGCCGAGCTTCACGACTGAACTCCACAGGGGTCAACTCGTCAAACTTGACTTTGGGGTACCTGCGCTTCAGTTCAGCCTTGGTGACGTACTCACGCACAATCAACCAATCGCTGTCTTCTAGCTTTTCAGCACCCGGTTGCACCAACAGGTTGTAAGGCGAAATGACTTTGAGTTTTACCTTCTTGTCATCCTTGCAGTAGTAGGTGTGCAACCCCACGTTGCCGCAAGTAATCAACCACTTGTTGGCTTCTTTCATTCTATCTGAAAACTTGTGGCTGTCCCAAACATATTGGACCAGCGCAGCGTCTGACTTAGCCTTTACTAAGTCTTCTCGGCTTGCCGATGCAGGTCGAGCACTGACGTGCGGAGTTGCTACCGCCAGCATAGCATAGAGCCTATTATAAATCGGCAGCAACAAGTTGATCGTCAAGCGAACAACACCAGGCCGAGGGGTGGCGGTTAGCCAAGTGCCATCAGTCTGACGCCTGCCATACTGCAAGCCTTCAATGAACCGACGGGACGCATCCCAAGCATACATCTTTTCCCATGCAGCCTCATCAGCATTTTCTTTGTACTCGCCGATTTTGCCGGGGGTAATCTTGCCGTTGTCGTCGTAGTAGCCGTTTGCCATCAATCAAGCCCGTCGCCGATGCCCACATGCAAAACATGGGGCGAGCCGTTTGTCTCATAAGTACGTTCACGCTCAAGCCTACGCAAGCGGTCCCATGCCTTGGTCGCCCGCTCGAAAGCGAGGACCAGGCACAGAACCGTTGCGCTTAGCTCAAGTGCTACAGTCAACTTTACACTCGCGTGTACTTGATGCCTGTAAGGACGCCCAAGCAACGTGGCTTTTCAGAAACCAAGTCAAAGTACTGCTTGTAGAAGCCTTCTTTGACGTCTTTCAACAATGCCGTAGCTTGATCACGCTGTTGCGTAACAATGTCACCAGCATCATTGAACTCTTGGAATCCACCGGGGCGCAAGGTGTAAGTATTGATCGTGTCTTTCACGATGAAATAAATCACACCAAGCGGTGCCTGATTGCTGACCTTGATCGGAATCCGCTGGTCAAACAGCAAATCACCAGGCTGGAAACCGCCCTTAGCGTTGGTCGAACCCGGAAGGTAGTCCACGTCAGGGTTGGGGTTGCCAACCATGTCTTGGAAGATGTCCCGGTACTCGGAGCGGGTAAAGCGGTTCATAATCAAGCAGTCAATCTGCTCACCGCTGTTGTCCTCAACCGCATCAACCATGCGCTGCATAACGCTCATGCTGATGTTGGTGCCTGACGAACGACCGCCGCCAGCAGCAGCAGCAGCACTGCGCGGAAGCGAGTAAGCAAACCCACGAAGGATTTGATTTTGTCGATCTGTAGCGCCAGTGTTCAAACGGCCGTTGCCAAAGAAATTGGCATCAAAACCAAGAGCGTTTAGACCGTGAACTTGATCCGTAAGAATACGAGCACCAAGATTGTTGGTTTCTACAATCATCAAACCAGCCGTATCACCACCGGTTGCAAGATCGGCAGCGGGGCCTTCGGTAGCGTTCGTCACAGACTCAATCGTCGCAGTACCGTCGGTCACATTGACCGCTGTAACTTTAAATACAAAACCAGCAACGGTAGGAGCACCACCAGTGTCGTCTTCAAGGTATAGCCAGTTGTCATCGTTATCACGACCAACCTGAGCAATCTTAACATAAAAGATTGTGCCCGCAGCAGCGTGCTCAGCCAAACGTGCCGCCAGGTTGTTTGCGCCGGAAACCTTACGCAATTGGTGCCCAGTACCAGCAGCACCAGTTCCGTTATCAATAAGCCAACCCCAGCAACCACGACCACAGAACATATCACGGTCGAGTCGGTGGCGGATGTCCATTTCCAGCCCACGCATTTCGCTAAACATTGCGCCAACAAAAGCAGCTTCACTGCCGCCGTTGCCTGGAGCCTGCGCTTCAGCCTGTCCAGTAACGCTAAATGATGCGTACATACTGGCATAGGTCACGGTAAGAGTCTTGTAATCTTGATTACTTGCCGGAGGTACAACAGAACCTTCACTGCCGTACACAATTGCCGTCGAAGCTACGCCACGAGTATGCAGCGGAATAATAACGTTGGAGCCGGCCCACTGGTGCGGACCCTCCGAAAAGAGTTGATAAATAAGAGCCTCACGATTCAACTGCTCGCGAATCGGCCCCTCATACTGATTCTTAAGAATCGTCGAAATGCTATTAGCTAGCGTAGCCATTGGCTATCTCCTAACGGGCTCGTCGGCGGTCGCTTGTAAAAATCCGCTTCATTTCCCGCAAAGTCATTGGTTGTTTTTTATTAGTGGCTTGACCACCAGAAGGCGCAACCGGTGCCGCAGTCTTGTCGCTTTGACGAGACGGCAGACCGGCTGCTTCATCAATTTGACTCTCAGCAGTCTCAGGCTGCTTGTCGTCTGTTGCATATCCATGCCTCTTGAGTACGCTTTGTTCCAGCTTCTGCTCGTACTCTTTGAAAACCCTTACCGCTTCATTGATGTCGGCTGACGGGTTCTGATTCAGCACTTGCAGCACATAATTACGTGCAGATGCCTTATCATAAATGTCATCGACGTTGACCGCTGCACCAATCTTCTTTTCATACTCGGCAACAAGGCGTTGCACTTGAGCATTGCGAAACTCTTCTTGTGTTTCAGTCGATTGAGTTTTGGTCTGTCGAACTTCCTGAGCAAGTTCAACGAGAAGCTGCGCCATCTCATCGTTGTCAGAGTCTTCTGCCAATCTCTTGACACGCTCCATCAACGGATCAGGTGCTTCCTCTTTTGGCTCTTCTACCGTCTGCGGTGTCGCTTGCTGGGCTTGCGACTCCATCAACTCCAGACGCTTTTGAAGCTGCTCGTTCATGTCTCTCAGGTGTTTCGCTTCCTCATTCTTTTCCCTGAACCTATTATAAGGAATAGGTCCGGGGTCTTCCCCTTTGGCCTCTGGGGTAGGAGCGTCTTCCGACTTGGCCGAGTCGTCAGAAACCTGAGCAGGCTCTTGAACTTCTTGAGCTTCTTGCTGCTGGGTTGGTTCCGGTGATGATGATTCTGTACTGGGAGACGAACCCGTTACGTCAATATTCGATAGAATATCATCGAGCTTTAGAGATTTTGCCATGATGTCGCTCCTGGCTTGGCGTAAATACACGGTGGTCGAAGGTTCACCGAGAAACCTAAAATACATGCGTATTTATGTGCATCACCTAGGTGCCGTCAAGCACTTGGTGCTGACAAACTGTTGACATCAACATTTCGGTATGCTACATTCCTACTGGCCAAAATCACAAACATGGAGGTAAAATGGCTAAAACGAGACGCAAATCTAAACGATCATGGATGCAAGAAGACAAGTATTGGGTCAGCTTCAACCATGGCGCTTATTCGGTCAGCTTCAATATTGCTGAAACCTTTGAGCGCATGAGCAAAAGCAAGCGATGGAAACATGCCTTGATGACAGGTGTTGACGCCCACAGGCTTGAGATGGGGCACGACCCAAAGTTCCGGGTCACTATGATTCACGAGCGCAATGGTTATGCCAAGCACTGCGACAGAATTATGACACGCATCCTAAACAACACGATGGACTGTCGGGGTGTTAGGCGACACGCTACAGGCCCTGTGTATTCTGTTCACAACGGAAATGTAGGCTATGGCGGGCGCTCTTATGGTGCGTCAGTATCAATCAGCCCAGACAGCCGCTACAACAACACTCTGAAATCAGTTGCTTACAACATGACAACAATGCTGCACGAGCTTGCTCACTATGTACATCTCTGCACCGTGTATCCAAACGTAGTCAAAGGTCGGGAGCGCTGCCATGATCGAATGTTCAACGCAATCATGTGCGAAATGGCTCGCTACTTTTGGGGGTATGACCGCACACCCATGACGGCGGGTTACTCAATTGGGCGAGGGTACGCACCGACTAGACACCTAAGAAGCTGGTTGACTGACAGACTAACCAAAGAACTTGATGGCGAGGAGTACCCCCGCATCATGGATTGGGTTGATTACGAGTGAGTTAGTCCAGTCCATCGTTGAACAGCCAGCCACGGGGCTCGTCGTACTTCCGTGCGTTGGCTAGTTCATCGAGTGCTTCCCCCGTAAATGCGTCCATGCCTGTGGTTCTTTCAAAGGCTACAACATCGGTCGCATTGCGGGGGGAGAAGTTTTTAAGCACCTCTTCACGCACGACCTGCACTTGGTCTAACCCCTCAAGGCACAAAGCTGCCGCAAAAATCATGTCATCATGGCACCCAGGCGACGCATAGGGCTCACCCTTTTCGTTGTAAACAAAGCTGCCTATCTCGTTGACCAGAACTTGTGGCACCTCAACAACTGCATCAGTAGCAATGTACTTGCGCAATCGGTTGAGCAGAATGGCACGGTTGGCTTTGCTTGTATAAAAGCCGAGCTTCTCCACATACTTTGCAGCCATTTTATCGTACACGAACCGGCGGTACAACTTTGGATACTGATCAAGCGAAAGCTCCTCTTGCACTGCTGCGCCAACATGGTTGACCTCACACACAATCAGAGCGTCATTATACTTGCGCCCCATCTGCTGCACCGTCTGGGCAAAGGTATGAACCGGCACCCTGCCGTAGAACCACGCCACAGGTTTGATTCTCAGCTTGTTGGTCACGTCCATGACCATGGCAGCACTGAAGTCACCATTGACTGAGCCGGTGGCTGCATCAACACCGACAATGTACACATGCCCAGGGGCTGGTTTATGTATCTGATCGTGTACTTTGGTCACTTCCTCGGGCAACCAGTCGCCCTCAAAGTACATATCACCCGAGTGCAGGAAAGCCTCTTGAGCGCTGGCGGGGTATTCTTGACTGAATCGCTTCCAATCGTCGTCGCATTTTTGACTCAGTGCCCATTTCATCCACTTGGTCTGGGCAGGGGTCAGCTTATGTTGCGTGACATACTCTCGCTCTTCGGGCTCTAATGGCCGGTTGATGATGTTCATAATCTCATCATCGAACTGAATCGGCACGCCTTCGTAATCAGTAAGGCCGTCTTCTGTTTCGATAAGCTGATACTCGTGCAGCGCCATCCAAGGCAGGAAGACCTTCTTGTATCCGTTCTTACTGGTCCACCAACTGTAAAAGTGGTTGAAGCTGTTGGCTGTTGTCTCAACAAATGCAGCACCACGGTCAGTAAGAGACTGCATTGCCGCCGTAAACACCAGTTCAGCCTTGTCCCAGAACGCCATTTCACTGCAATGCAGGTAATGAACGGTAGTGCCACGCAATTTGTCGGGGCTGTTTGCGGTTGCAATGCGCACATATCCCGTGTGCTTCTTGAATACTAACTCTGTCTTAGTCGAGTGGCGCAGCGGAAAGTGTTCTTTCATCCAGTCGGGCATACACTCGTAAAAATTTTTGTAGATACTGAAGATTCTTGCGGCGGCCTCAGTCTCGTGGGCTAAAACAACTGCTCGCTCGTTGGGATTGAACAGCACTTTCCAAAAAAAGAACCCAGCAATCCATGTTGAAATACCCTCTTGGCGTGCCTTTAGGCAGCCCACGCGCTTGCGCCCTTTACTTACTACATCCCACACCTGCGACTGTGGCTCATTCCAAACAAACGGTATCAATCGCCCCTTTTTGTCCACAATTTTGAGCACATCCTCGCTAAAGAACTTGTAGTTTTGGGCGCACTCGTCGAGGTAGGCTTGTTTGGCCGGGCTGATTCCCATAGATTACGCTTTCTTTTTGCGTTTGGTGGTGCGCTTTTTGCGCTTGGTCGTCTTCTTTTTCAGTGACGTACCTTTTGCTAGGCCGTGCTTTGCGTACTGCTTACCGGCACGCGTTGCTGCGGCTTTCTTGCGCTCTGCTGCCGCTAGTTTCTTGCGACCTGCGGCCGTTGACTTGAGCTTTGCCCGCTTGGCTTTGGGCAGATAGACCCCTTTGCCGCCTTTGCCTGGCGTATCTTTCTTTGAGTAGCCCCAGTCTTGTTTGGTCCACTTCTTTAGGCTGTTTGTCTTTGCGCTGGGCTTTTTGCCGACGTATTTACCGCCCATTTTCTTATAAAGTTGCGTAGCTAACTGCATGGCACGGGCACTGTGCTTGCCGCCCATCTTTGCTTTGGCTTGTCGCTTGGCCTTTTCCCAGAGTTTTGGGTTTGCTTTCTTAGCGGTTGCCATCAGACTTCTTTGCCAATGACTGCGCTAATCTTTGCGTAGTGACTTCGCATTTCGCCGAGCCCTTCTTTGATTAGAGACTCAGTATCTTGTAGTTCTTTGTCAATCGAGTCCAGGCGAGTCACCCATTGCAGCCGTTCGTCATCATATTTTTTGACGACCTCCATAAAGCGATCCCGCACTTCCGCCTCTCGCCGGTTGCAGTCTTCCATCTGCTCACGAAGCTGCACTTGAAAGCTGTCAGTCAAGTCATCCATACGTTTAGCCATCTTCAAATACAGCCAAAAGATTGCACCAGAAGCCAACCCGAGGGCTCCAAAGTCTGCAAGCATCTGTAGAATCTGATTGGAGTCCATTATTTCGCCATAAAACTAACAAGCAGCGCAGTGACAATCGGAGTAGCCAGCCCGACAAGCGTGGTCAGCCGCACAACAGAGTCACTGATGCGCTTCATATCCTCATCAAGAGTGTCAATATCCTTAAATAACACCTTGATTTGCGTGTCGTGCCCGTCAATCCGGGCTTCATTCTTTGCGACTTTAGCTTCGATCACCATTTTGTTTTATTAGCCCAATAAGCTGCGGACATTTTGCCCTTTGCAATATTTTTTCTGTGCCTTGCTTTGAAACTAGCCCGTTTCTTTTTCATCTTATCCGACTCACCTTTCTTAGGTTTGCCGGCTGTCTTAGCTCCTTGCTGACCAAAGCGGATCATCTTCACCTTGTCACCAGAC